CCAGCGAGCCGGCGATGGTCAGCATGACGCCAATGATGGGCGGGCACATCAGATGGACACCTCTATGCTGAGCCCGAGCAGGGTGAGCGGGCCGGGGTTGGGCTGGGTGATGGTGAAGCTGGGGTCGCGGTCGTAGCCAAGCATGCGGATGCGCTTCTTGCCGCTGATCAGCGGCGGCGGCAGGCTGGGATCCTGGCCGATGGTGAAGCCGAGCTGCTCGAGGCCGTTGACGGCGGCGCTGACCGACTGGTGGTAGTGCAGGGTGGTCGAGACGATGCGCCGCTTCTCGCCGGTCATCGGACCGTCGGTCATCGACATGTCGAACGAGATCGGCTCGACCTCGATGCCATAGTCGTAACCGACGATCGGGTCGGTGACGGCATAGGGCAGCGTGATGACGCCGGCCATGTCGACGGCGAAGCTGCCGATTAGGTAGCCGCCCGCCATGACCTGCACGACCTGCCCGACATAGGCCGCGCCGATGTTGAAGCTGGTCCCGGTGCCGGTCATGCGGCGGGCGCTGTCAAGCCAGACGTCGGTCTGGTCGAGCTCAAGGCGGTCGAGGTAGTAGTGCATGCCGCGCCTGACCGAGAAGAACACCGAGGTGCCGATCACGCACACCGAATCGAAGCTGCCGCCCGGCGTGTCGAAATGCGTCCACGCCGCCATTTCCTCGTTCCTGATCGAGTGGAAGCAGGCGACGCTGCCGTCGGTGTTGACGTAGAAGGCGTACTGCTCCGGCCGCGAGTTGGTGCCGAGCAGGATGGCGACGTCGCGCGGCCTGTTGATCAGATGGCTGGCCCTGACCGAGATCGGGCTGGCGACATGGGAATCCGTGTTGAAATCGTAGACCAGCTCGCGGATGTTCTTGCCGCTGCGCTGCGCGAAGATGGTGGCGCCGTCGAACACCCGCGGCCTGACAGTGGGGTCGCAGCCGTAGCGGGTCTGGTTGACGACCTGCAGCGTGCCCGGGGTGATCGGGGCGCCGTCCTGCGTCTCGACGATGGCCTCGCTGCCCTCGCAGAACACCTGCAGCTTCTTCGACGAGACCAGATGCAGGATAGCCGTGGTCGAGGAGATCAGCGCCTGCACCGATTCGTCGTCGAGGCCGTCGCGGACATTGAAGTCGTAATAGTCGCCGATCGCCGAGCCGCCAAGCCAGGTCGGCAGGTCGGTGCTGCCGCCGAACCACAGCCGGTTCTCGTGCAGGGTGACGGCGCCGGGCCAGCCGTGGCGGTCGGAGAACACCTGCTCCATCCAGCGCGTGGTCGGGTAGGTGGTCTCCATGGTGACGCCGCCGCCGCCGCCGTCGCCCGAGGTGTCGGAGGCGATCGGCAAATACAGCGTGTAGTGGTCCTCGTCGTAGACATAGACGGTGTGCGAGGTGTTGAAGTAGGTGCCGTCGATGTTGAAGATCCTGCTGACGCCGGTGAAGGTGACCGCCGAGGTGCTGGTCAGCCCGTGCTGGACGTGGGTGACCTCGACGGAGCCGCTGCCCGCTGTCAGCCGGAACGGCGCGATGCCGAGGCGCTCGCGGATCGGCTGCCGGTTGACCGCCTGCATGTGGCTGGAGTTGATCAGCGCGGTCAGCTGGATCTCGCAATTGTAGATGCGGATGCGCTCGCCGACCCATTTCGCATTGAAGATGGCGGCGCTGCAGATCACGGTGACGGTGGCCCCGGCCCCGGTGCCGGTCACCTGCATGGCGACGGCCTCCGGCTGGTACTTGATGACCGGGTGGTTGTAGACGGATTTGCCGGGATCGGCGTTGAAGTAGGCCGATTCGATCACGAAGCTGGTCAGCGAGGTCCGCCGCAGCCGCTTCATGCTGACCTTCTTGTGCACGATGATCATCACGTCGGCGCGCTGGATCACCCCCATTTCCCAGATCATGGTGGCGTCCCAGGCGGTGCCGAGCGTCTGCAGCAGCGTGCCGGCAGCGTTGTAGATGGCCAGCACCTTGTCGCCGAAGGCCAGCACGTATTTTTCGTTGGCGTCGAACTCGAACTCGAGCAGGCGGCGGCGCACCGTGCCCATGTCGGCGACGGTGGTCATGCCGGGGCGGCGCTCGCCGGCGCCGGTCGAGCGCACCAGCATGTTCCTGAGCTGCTTGGCGCTGCCGGTGTAGCCCTGCGCATCGACGCGCATGTAGAACAGCGGGTCGATCTCGCCCGTCTTCCAGTTCGACTGGACGATCCTGAGCGGGGCGCGGTAGTTGCTCACGCGCGGCGCGCCTCCATGATCGAGCGGCGGCCGCTGACCGGGAAGCGGCGGGTCGTCTGCTGGCGGCTGTCAGCGTTCTTGGCCAGCCGGAAATAGGTCTCCACCGATTTCTCGAGATCAACGCGCAGGTCGAGCTTGGCCGACATAGCGAAGGCGAACTTGGCGGCCAGCGCCTGCTCGGCCAGCGCCACGAAATAGCCGGGCCACCAGGCGATCGGCGGCTCGTAGGTGTGCACGGCGTAGACCGCCTGCGTGTCGCCGGCATTGCACAGGATCAGGTTCTCGAAGCGGTCGAACGGGATGCCGTGGCCGGACCTGTCGATGGTGATGGCCTGCAGCGCCTTCATGCCGGTCGGCTGCACGAAAGCCCGCTGCCACTTGCCCTCGGGCGACGGCGGGCCGGGGTTCATCTGGGTGGTGCGGCTGGCGAAGCGCCACGGGAACAGGCTGAGCCAGTGGTCGATGCAGGACTGGTAGAGGTGGTAACAAGCGATCTCCTCGGCGGTGCCGGCCGAGGAAAAGGAGGAGACCGGGTTGGCGCCGATCATGATCATGGCCGAGGAGGCGATTTCGAACTTGGTCAGCGCCACGGCCGGTCTCCTTAAAGAGGGGGCGGGATGGGTCCAGCCCCCTGCCGTTGTCCGCGAGGGAGGACCGCGGAAATCAGGTTGCGACGGCCGTGGTCACCACTGCGGCGCCGGTCGCCGAGGTGACGACGAGGTCCTGCAGCACCGAGCCGGCGGTGCTGACGCAGTGGATGGTGTCGCCCTGGTGCAGCCGGCCGGTGATGGCGTTGAAGTAGCCGGAGCCGGCCGCCGTGGCGGCGTTGTCGGCCGCGGCGTTGTAGCTGTGGATCTGGCGGCCGCCGCCGCTGTTGGTGTGGAACTTGCTGGGGTCGAGTGCCATGGGATCTCTCCTATTCGACGATGTGGACTTCGTAGACGCCGATCGGGTCGATCAGGCCGGCCCCCTGCGACATGTACGAGGTGGCGAGGTGGGCGACGCGCTGCGGCACGTAGTTGATCTCGCTCTTGACGTCCTGCCCGGAAGCGAAGCCGACGGCGGTCTTGTGGTAGAAGAACTGCGTCCTGTCGGGCTGCGAGCCGGGCAGGCCGGAGAACTCGAACCAGGTGTAGGACAGCCAGCGCTTGGCCGACATGCCGCCCTTGTAGGGGAGCTGGTCGTTGCCGATGTAGTCGGCGCTGGAGAACGCCTGGATGGCCAGCAGGTCAACCCAGCCGGCGGCCGAGACGGCGGCGTAGCGCTGGCCGTCGTCGGGGATCGAGTTGTTGCCGAACCACGTGAACACCGTCTCGATCTTGGCCTGCGTCAGGCCGGTGCCGCCATGCGCGATGACGTTGGTGGTGGTGTCGAGCGCCGTGACGATGAGCTCGTCGGACTTGCGGCCGAGCGCGTAGGCGCCGGCGTCGGCGGCGATCTGGCGCTCGTCGATGTTGATCTTGAGCTCGTCGAGCTTGTCGATGTAGTCGCCGGCGTACCAGTCCTGCAGCACCACCTCGACGGGGTCGTGCGGCACCTCCATCGTGGAGATCTCGGCATGGCGCGCCTTCTGCACGGCGGTGCCGGTGCCGACCTTCTGGAAGGTGGTCGAGGAGCCGACCACGTTGGACTTGCTGCGCACCGTGTTGCGCAGCTTGGAGCCCATGCGCTGGTAGGCGACATGGACGTCGCTTTCATATTGCTTGATGAAGGCGTCGGAGACTTCCTGTGACATGGGAATTTCCTTCGGGTTGAGGGGCAGTCCGAAGGTTGTTCCGGGAGAGGCGGGCTCCGGCGGGACGAGACGCGGTCGCGTCCTCGCCCGGGAGTTGCTCCGCAAATCACGGGCCTCGACGCGCTTTGATAACCCCGTACCAGCCGCGCGTAAAGCCGCAGCGCTCGTAGAAGCGCACCGTCGCCGCGTCGGCGATGCCTGACGACACGCCGAGCGCGATCTCGCCAGCCTGCTTGACGCCGAACGCCCACGCCTCGAGCTCCTTCAGCATGCCGCGCGCCGCGAACGGCGTCCTGTAGTCTTCCGTAATATAGAATCCAAGATCTGTGACAGTCTTCTTATAGCTGAAGTAATGCTCATGGCAGAGCGCCAGCAGGTAGCCCTCGACGCGATTCGAGGCGGCGTCGGCCAGCACGACGTTGAA